AGTTTCCGAGGTGCCTTTTTTCTCTTTTCGCATTTTGGGGCAATGAAACTACTGTTTTTGGCATGAATCTTGATTCTAGCGCAACAGTGGACCCGGGATCGGGTGATGCGCCACGCGTGCCCGCTCGCCCTTTCGGGCTTCGCTTCGCCAATAGTGCCGATCTTGCGGTTTGCTTCGAGCCGGTCAACAATGCTAGTTTCATGCCAACCTCCACAAAATGATCATGATCGAGGATTCGCAGCGACCTGACGGCGCCGATGACGCGGAAATGGACACGATCCCAGCCCCGGAACCGGCCGATGAACGTGACGAGGATCGGTGCCGCATCGTCGAGTGGTTTGAGCGGTCGGCGTGCATCCTCAATGCCCGGCTCGACAACTGCCAGAGCGAGCGGCAGGTGCGCATGGCGGTGTGCGCGTGGCAGTTCGCCTTGGGGTTCCGGGTGAGCGCCGGAGCAACCATCACCGAGTGCGCGAAGCGATTTGGCGTCACCAAGGCCGCGTTCACCAAGTCGGTAAACCATTTTGAGGAGCTGTCCCGGCTCGACCCACTTCCCGGCCAGCGGAAGGCGGGGGCGCGGAGGCAAATGAGCGCGGCCAGATCGCGCCAGTTGATTCGGTAATGTCGGTAATGTCGGTAATGTCGGTAATGTCGGTAATGTCGGTAATGTCCCACCAAAACAAATGCACACCCTAGACGTAGCAGCAACAAAAACCCACTTCGCCGCCGTGTCCACCGACTGGGAAGAAGTCCGGCGACTTGTAAAGCAGTCTGCGGAGACTGAGGTCGCGGCGATGAACCTGCTTCGCGGGATTGGCATCAGCCTTCAATCCGCGGCCAAGCGCGAACAGATTTCGATGGCGTTCCTCGAGGCCCACAAAGACGACCTCCCCGGGTCGCTGACACTCAAGGCGGCGCGGCTCGCTGTGCATCTGGCACAGACAAACCCGGAGCCAATCAAGACCCTTGGTGAGGCCCGGGCGGCGCGGCAAATGATGTTCAGCGTGTTTGGCGAGGCGGAGATCCCCCACCGGAAAACCGCGCAGATCGCGCGCGGACACAACCCGTGGAGTGAGTTCGTTGCGGTCTCCGCAACGCTCACCGGTCTGTTCTCGACGCTGGAAGAGACGCCGATGGAGGATTGGGGCCGGGCGAACCTCGAAACATTCGTGCGCGAGACCGAGCCGATTGTGGCGAGGCACCAACGGGCAAAGGGAATCCTTGCGTGAGTGCGTCACTCAGCATCACCGACATGGTGCACGCAACCGGGATGACCCGGCAGACGATTGCGCAGCACCTCGACACGCTCGGCATTGACCCGGTGGAGACGCGGCAGAACGGGCGGGTCAAACGCTACCCAATGGAGGCACTCGAGCAGATCCGACCGCTCAAGCGCAAATCAGCCCACAAGGGGGACCCACTCGCCGGGGGGTCGGAGAACATCGACCCGGACACGGGATTAACGTGGGCGCAGGCCAGGATGCGGGAGGAGACGCTGGAAAAGCGGATGGCCCGGGAGGATGAAGAACGGCGGCAGAGCGACGAATGGATCGATGCCGAATCCCACAGCGAGGCGCTGGCATCCATTGTTAGCCGGCTGGAACAATTGCCCGGCCGGTTCCGGTCCGAGCTTGGACTGAGCGACGCGCAGGAGGTGGCACTGCGGCGGGCGCTTGACCAAATCAGAAACGAGGCGGCGGAGGAAGTTGAAACGAAGAAACCGAAATGCGACAATTCACCCGAACCAACCGCAGACTCGCATCCGCTTTAATTCGCCCGCCGCCCCGGCTCATGCCGAGCGAATGGGCGGAGCGGTTCGCGTACGTGCCACCCGAAGGCAACGCGGAGCCCGGGAAATGGACCCCGGAGCGCATGCCGTGGCAGGCGGCCATGCTCGACGATCTAGAGTCGCCCGCGGTAAACGAGGTGTTCTGGCGCATGGCCTCGCAGTATTCCGGCAAGACGCTAATGATGATCTTCGCAACGGAATACTTTATCTCTTACAGGCGCCAGTCGGTGGTGTTGTCGCGGGACACACAAGACCGGGCAAAGACTTGGATGCGGGACAAGTTCGACCCAACAGTGGCGGCAACCCCGGTGATGGATGGCATCCTCAAAAAGCCACGGTCAAGCGGCAGCGAATCAACCGTGGTGCACCGCAAGTATCCGGGGGGCAGCCTGAATGTCATCGGGGCCAAGAGCGACGGCGCTTTCCGTTCCTACTCCGCGCCGAACATCTTTCAGGACGAGGTATCGTCTTACGAAGCCAACAAGGAGGGCGATCCGTGCAAGCTCATTGATCGCGGGTCCAAGACGTTCGCCAGCGCGCGAAAGCTCAAATGCTCAACCCCGACGCTCAAAGGATTCTGCCGCATCACGTCGGGGTATGAATCCGGGGACCAACAGAAATACTTCGTCCCCTGCCCGTGTTGCGGGGCGATGCAACCACTCGACTTCTTCCGCGTCAAATTCTCATTCTCGCACGAGGAGTCGGCGCGCATTGACGCTCCGGGATACCATCCCAACTCATTCGCATGGCAGCTACCGAGCGACCCCACAGACCCGTCAAAATGCAACCTGCCGGTGAGGCGAACAGCCGACGCGATCTATGTCTGCGCCAACTGTCAGCACGGATGGACAGACGCGCAGCGCATGGCGTCCATCCTTTCCGGCCACCCGCGGAACCCCGCCGTCGTTGTAAGCGGCACCCCACTGCGCGCCGAATGGCGGGCCACCGCCCCATTCTCCGGGACCCGCTCCCGCGATCTCGAGGGGACATACGGGCTAATCGGACTGAATACGCAGGTGCATTCCAGCTACCTACACCGATGGGCGGAGGAATTCATAAGCGCGGCAAAGGGCGGAACGGATACCCTCATGGCGTGGTGGAACATGTTTTATTGCAAGGAGTGGGAGGACCGCGGGGAGAAGATAGACTGGGCATCATTACCCGAACGCGCCGAGGATTACGACGCAGAGACAGAGCTTCCGCCGCAATGCGTCTGGTGGGACATCGCTTGCGACGTGCAGGAAAACCGGGTTGAGGCGCTCTCTCTGGGTTACGGCGAAGGGGATGAAAGGTGGGTCTTGGCGCATGACGTGTTCTGGGGCGACTTCGACATGCCCGAAATGCAAGACAGGGTATGGGCATTCCTGCACGGGAAAACGTTCAAGCATCCAATCCTGGGGCCGATGCCGTGGGCCGTAACTGGCATTGACTGCGGGCACCAGACCCGGGAGAGGGCGGTTTACAAGTTTTGCGGCAAACACCGCCTCGCCAACGTCAACGCGGTCCGAGGTTATGACGAGGTGGGTGGCGCGATCTACCGGGCCAAAAAAGAGAAGGTCAACGGCGGCATGGTGATCGACCTCGCAACCGATTACCTCAAGACGACGATTTTCGACTCGCTGAGAAAGCAGGAACCGGGGGCGGGGTTCATCCATTTTCCCAAAGAACGGGATGGAAAGTTCGGCCCAGACTTCTACGCGCAAATCTGCTCGGAGAAGCGGGTGATGGTCCGCGTCGGTCAGGGACACGTCCGTCGGTGGGTGAAGAACACCAGCAGCGTCCGAAACGAAGTCCTCGACATGCTGGTCTATGCGCACGGCCTCGCGGAGTTCTGCCGGGACTGGAGACCGCGCGAGATTGCCGAAAGGTGGGCGCGAGTCAAAAAGGAAATAGCAACCGCGAACCCGCCCGAACGCGTTGAAAGCCGCACTGTGACGATAGGGCAGGCGATGGAGCGAAAACAACCCGACCTCGTTCGCAGGACGTTCGGTGCCCCCCGCCGGGTGGTCCAGTTCGCCCGCCCCATTCGCCGCTTCTGATTGACTTCTAGTCCTAGGTGTGGCCGCACCGCTAGCACGGGAACCGATTGATTTTACGGCAGGGGACACGCTGAGTTTCCAGCGCGTGCTCCCGGACTATCCCGCCAGTGGATGGTCGCTCGATTACGAGATCCGGGGTGTCGGCGCGGTCCCCATCTCGTTCCAAAGCCAACCGACCTCCGACTATTCCGGCCTCAACGTCACGGTGGACAGCGCCACCACTGCCGCATGGCAGCCCGGGCAGGCCTTGCTTGTCGGCTACGCATGCTCGACCACCAGCGATGAACGCCACCAAATCTACTACGGCGAGCTGACGATCCGGCCGAACATCCAAGGCAGCCGCGGGGACATCAACGTAAAGACGCATGCGCAGAAGATGCTGGCCAACATCGAGGCCGTCCTTGAAGGGTCCGCGTCGGACGATCTACTCGAGTCCCGAATCGGTGAAACCTCATTCCGGCGCATGACGCGCAAGGAGTTGATGGAATGGCGGGGCGTCTATAGCAATGAGCGCCGGGCCGAGATCCAAGCCGAGCGCGCAGCGAACGGACAGCCCACCGGAAACAAGATCCGATCCCGCATGAGCATCATCGGTGTTGGCTGGCCTTCCGCTGGTGTTTACCCCTACAACCCGAATCAACAGTGAAACTCCCCTGGTTCAATAAGTCAAAGAAAAGCCCAGTTACAGGGAAGGTTATGATCCCGAACCGGGCAATGCCAGAGCACGCAAGGGTCATCCGCCAGCTTGGCGGGCGCATGGTCCGCATGTATGAGGCTGCGATAACGAACAATCGCAACTCTGATTTCCAGATCGTAATCAGCAACGCCGACGCGGAGATATTCACGTCCACGATGCCAGTGCGGTCCCGTTCCCGCACACTGGCAAGGGACAACCCCTACGCATCCTCGATCCTCCGAACCGCCCGCGCAAACGTTGGTGGCCATGACCCGTTCCGGCTTGAAATGAAAGTCGGGAAGTGGGTCGGTGGGAAGTTCGTTGAGGAGACGGAAACGAACCGGCTAATCGAGCAGGAATGGGAGATCGCCGGACTCCCGGAGAACTGCACCACCCGCAGGGACATCAGCCGGACCGAGCTTTACCTGCAAGCCATCACATCGGTTTACCGGGATGGTGGGGTGATGGGCAGGCACCGCCGCGGCTACGCGAAGAACAAATACGGCTACGCGTTGCAGCCGTTGGAGGTTGACCGGCTTGATCATTACTTCAACGGGAAGAACGAGGCCAACGGCAACAAGATTACGCTCTCGGTTGAGAAGGACGAATATGACGGCGTGGAAGCCTACTGGCTGCTGACCAAGCACCCGGGCGCAATCTTCGATTCTTGGAACGTCGGAAAAACCACCAAGACGCGGGAGCGTGTCGACGCCAAAGACATGCTTGTGATCTGGGATCTCAGGGACCGCGCAGAGCAGACGGTCGGGATCTCCCGCCTCCACAGTGTCAGCAAGCGGTTGCATCAGATCGACCAATTCGACGAGGCGCACGTAATGGCGGCCATCCTGGGGACGTGTAAGGCGTTCTTCATTTGCCAGGAGTTCCCGCAGGCAACGGAGTATGTCCCCGACTTCATCAAGTCCGCAATGCAAGGGGCGTCCGCGGATTATGCCGACATCGGGGCCGGGCAGGGAGACAAGATGGACAACCTCGAACCGGGTCAAGCCACCGTCTTGCCATGGGGCCAGAAGCCAATGCTGCTCGATCCGGCGTTCCCCGTCCAGTCGGCAACCGGATTCAAGAAAGACAGCCTGCGCGCCGCAGTGTCCGGGGCCGGTGCCCCGTATCACGAAGTCGGGCAAGACCTAGAATCGGTCAACTTCAGTTCTGGGCGTCTGGGCCTTGAGGCATGCCGCGACAACTGGAAGATCGACCAAGAGCTTTTTATTGACTACTATGCGCGCCCCCACTTCAACGAGTGGCTCCGCGCCGCGATCTCAAACGGCTCTCTGCCACTGCCGCCGTCGCGACTCGAGGAGTTCCAACGCGCCGCGAACTTCAACGGACGCCGATGGGACTACATCCAGCCAGTGCAGGATGCCGAGGCCGACATCATGCTGATCGAGGCTGGCATCACCAGCCGGGACGCGGTGATCCGGGAACGCGGTGGCAAGGGTGTTGAGGACGTTGACTCCCAAATTGCCAGCGATAGGACATGCGATGAAAAACACGGTCTCGATTTCCAGCCACCCACAAAGCCGAGCATGGCCACGGGAGACCCGAGCCAAGCCGCAACCGGCCAGCCAGAAAAGCCAGGTGGAGACGACCCCGCGCCCAAAAACGGGAAAGCCCACCCGAACGGTTTCCACCGCCGTGGCGGGCTTCTCCGAGGTTGACGGCCACGGCCTGCGCGTCCGACTAAACCCGGAGCGCGAGCAGTGCGAGGCGAGACTCACGCGCTGACAATTTAGGCGGGTAATCATAGGCCGGGAGTCGGCCCCGGGGGCGAGCGGTCCCGCCATAAATCTGCAAGCTGCTCGCCTGGACATTGCGCCGTCAACTCGGCTAAGTGCGCGACAAGTTGAAACCGCGTCGGGATGTTCCGGCGCGGTTTCCGCGTTCAGTGAGTTGACTCCGCGCCGCCTTGTGATGGATGACACCAACAAGGGATTGTACCGATCCTTCCGCGCTGACAGAGCCAAACTGGACGCCGAAGCGCGAACGGTGGAGCTTGCCTTTTCGTCCGAGTCGCCAATTGAACGGTGGGGCGAAAACGAAGTGCTTGGCCACGGAGACGGCGAATACGATTTCAGCCGAATAGCTGGCGGGGATCACCCCCTTCTGGCTGGCCACAACGAGCACGATCCGGACGCGCAGATCGGCGTGGTTGAGTCGGCGCGCGTTGACGGGGACAAGACTGGACGGGCGATTGTCCGGTTCTCAAAGTCCCCCAAAGGCGAGGAATATTTCAACGACGTCAAGGACGGCATTCGCAAGCTGGTTAGCGTCGGATACGACCGCACTGGCATTGTGAGTTCCGACAAAGACAAGACCTCCGGAATGGTAACAACCCGCTATCGGTGGTCCCCGACGCACATCGCAATTGTCCCCGTCCCCGCAGATACCAAGGCCGGAATCGGCCGCTCAGTGGTTGACTCCGCAACAGAATCACACAGAAAACATATGCCCGAAACCACACTTGACCCACTGATCGCGGAGCGTTCCCGCACCAAGGAGATCCACGCCGCGGCGGATCTGCTGGAAAAGGACTACGGCAGCCGCACCGATGACACCGGGAAACTGATGCGTGATCGCATCCGGTCGCTGGTGGCTGAGGCGTGCGGAACCGACATGCCGCTGACGGTGTTCCAGAACCGCGCCATGACGGACATTCTGCGCGCCAAGGAGGCCAAACCACTGTTCGCGGCCGAGGGTTCCGACAAGGATTTCACCAAGGGGTATAGCCTCCAGCGGGCGTTCCAGAGTTGCGCCCGGCAGATGGACGACCGCAAGGAAAGCAAGGCGGCGATCCCTGACGGCCTCGAAGGCGAGTATCACCAGGAGTTCGTTCGGCGCGCCAAGGGTTCCGCTGGAGGCATGGGATTCAATCCCGGCGGCTTCCAAATGCCCCTCGACGCGTGCGTTCCGATGCCCCGTGATCGCGGGTTGCGCCGGCGCATTGGCCGTGACATGCAGTCCAGCATCTTCGCCCAGGGCGGCGCGCTGGTGCCAACGAATCTCGTTGTGCCAGTGATCGAGCTGCTGCGTAACGTCGCGGTCCTCCCGCAAGTCGGCATCCGCACAATGGCCGGTCTCACGGGCAACATCGTGATCCCCCGGCAGGATGCCCCAGCCACCGCCTACTGCGTCCCCGAGATTGGGCAGCTTACGGCGAGCCAGCAGGTTCTCGGACAGATCGCCATGAGCCCTAAGCGGGTTGGCAGCACGGAGGTTTACAGCAAGCAGTTGCTGCTCCAGTCCACGCCCGACGCCGAGGCTTTCATCCGGGACGACCATCTGAAGATGCTGGCCCTCAAGAAGGACTACCTCGGCCTGAACGGGCAGGGGGCCAACTCGGAGCCGTTGGGCGTGATGAACACCCCCGGCATCGGAGCGATCATCTTCGGTGGCACCCCCACCTACAAGCAAATGATCGCAATGGAGACCACACTGCGGACGTTGAACGTCGTCGGGGATCTGGCCTATGTGTCCACCCCCAGCGCCAAGGGCGACCTGAAGGGTGTCGCGGAGGCCCTGACCGGAGCCACCACCATTGGTGGGCGTCAGAATGCCATCTGGCAGGGCGGCGGCGTCGAGGAGGGCACCGTCAACGGGTATCTCGCAATCGACAGCAACCAGGTTCCGAACAACCAGATGATCCTGGGTCAGTGGGACGACCTTATCGAAGCCATGTGGGGCGGGCTTGACGTGGTGGTCGACATTTTCACCAAGGCGGCTTACGGCGAGATCGTCATCACGTTCAACCTCTGGCTCGATTACGCCGTCCGGCACCCGCAGGCGTTCATCGTTTCGGCCGACGCCGCGAATCAGTAACCAACCGCAACCGACACCGGAAACACACACGAAATGAAACGCATCCTTTTGCTTGTGGCGGCACTGTTCGCCGTCACCGCCAACACCGAAGCCGCCCCTGGGTTTGACATGTTCTCCGCGCCGCGGACGCTCGTTCTCGCCGCGCCAACCGCCTACACGGGCAGCACGGCCAGCAACGCGCTTTGCGACATCCGAATGCTGACTGGCGTCGGGAAGATCGACCTCTTCGCGTTCACCAACGGCGCCGGGACCGCGCCGATCACGGCTACCGTCACGGTGTCGAACGATCAAACCAATTGGAGCACGCTCACCAACGCTTCGTTCTCCACCCCCGCCAGCACCATCTACACGAACTATTACTGGGGGTACAACACGAATGTCAGCGGTGGTTACTACCCCGTTGGCGGCATCGCGGCCACCCAGACGTGGAACTATCCCGGAGTCTCGGCCACGCCGAGCGCGCCGAGCGCCGGGTTCGCCACGCCATACCTGGCCCCGGCGTTCTTCACCAATAGCGCGGCGGTGGTGTTGAGTAACAACATCATCTCAATCGGATTCGTCGTCGATGACGCGCCGCGGTATGTGCGCGTGCAATGGAGCGGCGCTCCGACCGGGACGGTGGGCGCCATCCTCACCGCTCAGAAGAGTAACCAGTAACCCGGCGGGCGAACCCAAAACAAATCTATGGAACTAATCGCAATTCGTGACTTCGCCCGTGTTCAGGGCATGCAGATCATCAACGTCGGAACCGAAGGCGTTGCTCACAAGGTGGAAGGGCGCAAAGACAACTGCCTGCACGATAACCACGTTCACAAGGGTGCCCGGTTCTCCCTCGGAAACTGGCCACCCGAGGAACTCAACATCAACCCGATCAACGACGAAAAGAAGCTGGCGTCCATGCTGATTTTCGGCCACTGCGCGGTTGAGGCCACCGAGAAGAACATCAAGCGCGTCATGGCCGATGTTGAGGCCGACAAGCGACGGGCCGCGAATCACGCCCGCCTCGAGCAGCAGGCCGCGCAACGGCTCCAGCAGCAGGCGACGATTGCCGAGGCGCAACTCGCCAAGGCTGATAAATAACTTCGGGTTGCATGGGCACACGCCCGCCGCCGTTCCTCCGCGGCGGCGGGCTTTTCTTTTGTGGACTACTACGCCGCACACGCCAGGGGATTGGCTCAAACCCAGACCATCCTTGGAACCGCGTGCCCGGTCATCAACTGGCAGGGGGCAAACTACCCAGTGATCCCCGGAACAGCGGCGCGCAAGAAAGACGCGCAGATGGGCGGCTTTGAGCCGGACTGCGACCTTGTTTTCGACTGCCTGTCCTCGACGTTCCCGGGTGGGTCCCCAACGCAGCAGAACAGGATCGGCTACCTCGGCAACACCTACCGCGTTCGGAGCGTTGGAACCAAGCCGGGCGCGCTTATTCTGCACTTCCAGTGCATCGATGCGAACCAAGGATCGTGAGCAAGCAGACCGGCATCACCGTTGACACCAGCGAGCTTACGGCGGCGCTCAGTGCCTACATGCCACTGTCCCGTTCTTCGCTCGCCAAGGTCTGTAACCGGAAGGCGGTTTCAATCGCCCGAAACGCGCTCTGGAACACACCAAAGACGCCAGTGGATACCGTCCATACCCAGCTGGGAAAGATCGTCTCGAAGAAGAAAGGTGGGAAGCGGTATTCCGTCGTCGCATCCATGCGATCCGCGCGAAACTACGCCACCGGAGAGGGGCGCGCTCAAATGTCACTGGCGGAGGCCCTGATACGGGCGAAGGACTACCAGCAGGGGAAGCCGCAACGCAGCAAGCAGGCGATGGATTCGGCCATCGTTGACTTCCTGCGGACCCGCTCCCGCAGCGTCGCCTACCTCGCATCGGGATGGGTTCCGGCGATCATGGACATCATGCGGAAGATCGCTGGCGAACTCGGCGTGGTCTCCGCGAAGGAGACGAAGATGTTCAAGCGCCACGGGCGCGGAATCCCCGCGTCGGATGATAGCTGGCACACCAAGGCGGTGATCGAAAACAGCGCAGCAAGGGCGCGCCCGCCAATGAAGATCCTTGAACCGGTTCTGCAAGCCGCCTTCGACAAGGAAGCGGCCGGGACAATGGAGGAAGTCGAAAAACGACTGCGCGAGGCCGCTGGAATTGTCGGCATCAAAACCACCCCATGAGCTACCCGCTAAACGACCAGATCGAGGCCGCACTCGTGGCGGTGGTGGACGGCGCGATCTGCGCCTACAACACCGCGCACCCAAGCGCAACAGTGTCAGCCCAGGTAGTGACCGGGAAGGGGGCCACGGACAAAACCCTGCCAATCGTGGTCTGCGCGGTTGATGGCGACGGCGAGGAAGACCCGAAAGGAACGGGGAACCTCATGGTCCGTTTCGAGGTAGATGTCAGATCGTCGATGACCGACGAAACCCAGGCGCAGGACGATGCGCTGATCAACGTCGTCCACGGGGCGATCATCGTCCAGGACCTCCCGGGATCGATCAACTCCGCCGCCGTCATTGCCGGGATACCGATAACCGTGTTCCCGATGGGGTTCCAGTTTGAGGCCCCGACATCCGGCAAGGATGAAGTTGGCGCATGGATAGACACCGCGCGCGGAAGGCTTTACGTCTGTGGATCTGTAATCGCACCATGAAAACCAAATCAAAAATCATAATCGGAATGTCGGTATTGGCGTTGCTGGCGGTCGCTGTCAGGGCTGGGACATACGTGTTTCTTGGATCGCCAGTCTACGTTAACGGAACCACCAACACGGCATCGATGCAGATCGCGACGATGCAGCCGCCCGGGGGAGTGTTCTATCTCCAGAACAACACGAACCTATACGCCACGAACTACATCCAGATCAACGTCCAGCTGTCCCTCGACAACACGAACTTTCTGACCGTGGCGACATGGTTCCCGACATCAACGAACCCGGCGAGCTACGTATGGGCACCGACCTACACGAACCAGCCGATCTACATGCGGGCGCAGGCGATCACGCTAACAAACGCTGGCCTTTCCGGAACATACCAGCAGCCGGGGCTCTGATGCGATTGACTCTGGCCTAAATGCGACAATGAAGATTTCCCACAACGGAAGCATCGCAGGGGTATCCAAGGCCGTCGCCTCGGCGGTCATCGACCCGAAAGCGGACCCCGGAATGACACCGGCCCACCTCGCCGCGGTGCAGGGGCTAATCGCTTCTGCCATTGGCGCGCTTGACACGTCCAAATTCAACGGCGTGACAGTGCAGGCCACCTTCACGGTTATCGCCGGACAGCAGATGTCCGTTGCAAACCTGCTCGTAAACGGATCTTCCCTGGACCTGTAAACCACCAACTGACAAACCGACATGGCAACAATTAACGGGGTAGCCGTCAACTTTGGGTTCACCGGAACCAACGGGATCACCATCACCGGCCTTTCCGGCGAACTCATCTTGCAGAAGGCCGACGAAAGCGCCGAGGCGGAACGGGAGATCGTTCGGGGTGGAACGGGCGACAAGGTAGTGTCGGCGTGGTATGGGCAATGCAAGAAAGCCACACTGAACGCCGTTATCACCGGCACCGGGCTTGCGGCCGCAGTCACGAATACCACGCTCGCGGGCGCGCTCCCCGGCGCTTTCTTGGCCGTCACCGTTTGCGCTTCCATGCCCGACCTGGTGAACAGCTACTGGGAAGTTCTGAGCGGAAGCAAGATTGAGAAAACCAACACCGGCAATGCGATGATGACGCTCCTGCTCGAGTACAACGCCAACATCACAGGGGCGGCTGGGGCGTAACCGGACCATGATCGCCCCCGACTATTTTAGCCGGGCGGTCCCTGAGCCATACCGCATCCTGGGGCTTGCACTCCGACCGCTCTCCATTGGCCATTACCGGCTAATGCGGCGGCATGGGGTTGCCTTCGTTTCCGACTCGGAGGCTGGCGCGGGTCTCGACGACCTGATTACCGGCATCCTCATTTGCTCCCAGACCGTCGAGGACTTCGAGGCGTGGTCAGCCTCCACCCGGTTCGCTGCGGACGTGCGCAGGTGGTCCCGGCGCATTCTGCCGTGCCCGTGGATTGGGCTTCTGCCGGTGGTTGGAAGGTGGTGGCGCAAGCGGTTCGCGTTCGATCTGGTTGAGAAGATCCAACTGTTCTCCCGATACATCGCGGACCATTCGGCGGCACCGGACCACGCGACACAATCCGCGGGAGACGAGCCATCCGGTGCACACTGGTCGCACGCGCTCGAAGTCGGACTGCGGAGCGAGCTTGGATGGACAAACTCCGAGATCAACACGGAGCCGATGTCCAAGGCGATTGCCGATTACTTCGCCCTCGCGGAACGGCGCGGGGTCCTCCGAATCCTGCGACCTGAGGACATGGCGATGGGCGAGGAAAACGCCAAGACCGCAAAAGTTGAGTTATCCCCGGGATTCGCCAGCGTCCAGTGGATCGCCCTGAACGATTCGCGGGTTTACGCGACGCTGACCGAATCCGGGTTCGACGGCACCCTTCCGAATGGCCCGCACAAGGTGAGAAGCATCCGACTCAGCGGAGAGGTTACGGAGGTGGTTTGTGGGGCTTAACCTTCGCGGGACAATCTCACTAGACGGCAGTGGGTGGGCACAAGGCATCCGCAAGGCGGAAGGGGAGGCCCTCGCGTTCTCGAGCGCGCTCAAGGGCGCGGCGATGGGCGCTTTCGGGTTCCTGGGGGCCGGGGAGGTAGTCCGCCGCACCATCGACGGAATGAGCGAGCTCGTCACGGAGTCCAAGCGCCTGGGGACAAGCATTGAAAACCTTCAGGTGCTTCGGCGCGCGGCGGAAACCGCTGGCGTGGGTCTCGAATCGGTCGCTCACGCTTTTGAGAAGATCGAGGAAGCCAGGGCGAAAGCCCTTACCCCGGGCGAGGAAGGTCAAAAGATGACGATGGCCTTTACGCGCATGGGCGTGAGCCAGGAGCAGCTTCGGACCATGAGCCGGGATCAGCTTTTCATGGGGCCGATGCGGCAGACTGTTTCCGGCTTAAACCCTGCAAACATGGCCGCTCCAATGAAGGAGATATTCGGGCGAGGGTTCGGTGAAATGATACCAGTCCTAACGACTGACTTTGCGAAGCTCCACGACAGAATGCAGGCGATGGGAGTCTTGATCGAAACGCGGACGGCGGTGGAAATGAAACTCCTAACCGGAGAGTTCCGGCTTATGGGTCAGACCGTGCTTGCGAGGCTCGCGCCAGCCCTTGTGCTGTTCGCCGAGGTTCTCTACAAGGCCATCGGCTCGCTTCACGCATCGATGCAAGCGTGGTGGGGCAGCATCGGCGCGGTGCTCGGAAACATCTCGACCCTATCCGTTGGAGACCTGCTCAAGAATCCAACCCTGTGGATTGACGCGATCCTGTCAGGGGTGAAGCAGGGGCTTGCTGGTGGACTGAAAACATTCCGGGGATACAGGTCCGATCTCGACGAAATCAAAAACCGGGCTGGTAACTTTGGGGACAAGGATCTTCCGTTCACCCCGAACGCCCCGCTTGGTTCCGGTCTTCATGACTCGGGCAATCCGCTTGTCAAGGTTGGCGGATTCTTTGGCACCACGAGCGGGCAGATCCAGCGGGGAGTTGATGCCCAGTTCCCGGACCTTGTGACCACGTCGAAACAGCAGCTCGACGAACAACGGCTGATTCGGGCCATGATGGAGGGGCGCATGAAGCCGGACCAGGCATACGCGTCCAACCCTAACGGACCGCTGCATTTCCCTCCCGTATGAGCTACACGCCGGGAATCATGTATAAGTATTTCCTCCCCGGAGGATATACTGACACGGGCTGTGTCAACGGAAAGGCTGGCGCGTGGCTTCAACCAATCGAGTTCGGGATCACCGAGCAGGGCGCATTCTCGAACTGGACGTATCAGGGCACCAGCACCGAGATACTGGCCATGCGGTCAGTCATCGAGTCGTTCAATGGGCTTTGGACCATCAAGGCGTCTGCGACTGGCGGCAACGACACGTTGACTGCGAGAATGCCGGTGGGGTGGGACCCGTCCCAGATCACCGACGGCAACCCAAGCGGTCTATACGACCTTCCCGAAGACATCTGGGAGCTTACGGCGGAGGAGATCCAGCTTGACCTGTTCCAGTGTCCAATCGCCATCACGCTGACTCTGGCCGAGCAGATCGAGATTACGAACGCGGTCAGCAACCCGGGTATCTCGCCAGCACCAACCGATGACACGCATAACGCGGTGACAATCTACAACCTGATGATGGATGGTGTCAGGTCGCAATTGATGTGGGTTCCCATTCTCAGGCACACACGCACTTACTCTAATGGGATGTACACCCCGCCCGTTGACCCGTGGAACAACGTTGGCGCGCTACTCTCCAACGATTGCATCACCGAGGCGGAAGGACCATCGATCGGATCCGGAAACGGCGAGGGCTGCCCGGTCGCATCGGACTTCACATTGCCGGTTGACACCGCCACCGCCCGCACGAACTACGCGTGGGCGTGGCTGAAGAAAGCCCCCGACACCCGCGTCGGCTCCCGCAGCAAGACCCAGGTGGTGAAGGAGTTCCGGTTCGCCATGTGGTCAACCGGCCTTTACGGAAGCGTAATCACGTCATGAAGGACTTCGCACCATGCGGCGGGACAAGCCCTAGCGCGGCATACCTCAACCTGCTGCGGGAGATGGCAAAGACGGCCGTGGTAAAGCCAGGGCCTGGCTATCGAGTGCTCAGGCAGTCCCCAGGCAGTGGGACCGTTCTGGAGATACTCTCCGCTGGCGGCGGGATCACCGGGCAAGTCGGCATTTTCAAGTTCGCCAGTTCCTTCTGGAACACCACGGCCGGGAGCGACTCTGTTCCGATCTGCGGCATCTACGGTTATCCCTACGATTTCACCACCACTGGCGGGACCGGTGTTCCAATTCTTTCCGCTTCTGACTTGTGGCTAATCGGCGGGGAGACGTTAACAACCGGCTCCGCCGCTGGAACCAAGTCCTACAGCTACAATTGGGGCGGGCAGCAGCGCGTTGCGACTTGGACCGCAAGCTCCGTGACTCACACCGAGTATGACTTTGTCACCCCGGAATACAACTCCGGCCGCCTGATAGTGGCGATGCAGTTGAACAATCCCGCCGTGGTGGTGTCCGGCGTTCCGGTTCAATGGCTGGAGGTCTCGCCAAGGTATTGGGCGAACGACATGCTTTACACCCCGCCTTGATATGGGAGTTCCGTCATCACCAGCAGGGGACATAACCTTTCTGCGGTCGCAGTCAGGGGCGTTTGTTCGCTCTGCGGCTGGCGCTCGCACTAAAGGCGGCGGTCTTGCTCTCGGAATGGGATACAGATACGTTGACGCTGTTATTATCGGCGGAACTCCACCGGCCACGGTTACAGAGTCAGAGATGGTTACTCAGTGCCGGTCATTGGATATAACATCGTTCGGAACGGGCGGGACTGGAAGCTTTTACACGCTATCAAGACTTGATTACAGTGATGCGTGCTATCAGTACAACTTCGACGGGACCATAGGAGGTTTGCCGTTTCCGCTCTTGTATCATGACGTTGGCGCTGGAACAGAAACCCCCACAAACCTTACAGACACAACCGGCATTAACATCGTTACAGGGGGGGGTACTATAGGTTGGCTTCTATATCCTGACGGCGCTGGTGGTTACGAACCTACCGCGTGCGGTCAAGGGCAGTGGTGCTTTTCTTGGATGGATGCAAGCGACGTGGTTGACCCGACGCAGATTAACCCGCTAACATACTGGTATGGGCAATGCACGTTGGATGATGCGTCCCTGAATTGCACTGCGCAACAAATCAAAATACTAGGCCAAGGCTACATTCTCCCAATCTCGATTGGTTTGAACTCTGGCGGGACGTTCGTCGCCGGTCCGGTTGACGCCGGGGGGTGGCCTTCCGCCACCGCCGACAAAATCAAATACGTCGGAACGTTCCCGGCATGGGATGCGGCGGGCGCTTTTGGCGTTTGCGTCTTTCTTGTGGTTAACGTTTCTCCTGCTCAGTTTCTCGCCAATAACCCCGGATGGACATTCGTTTGACTTGAGACCGTTATGATGATTCGCATCCTTGCATTCCTGCTCTGCGCGTTCAGCGCCGCCGCGCAAACGTCCGTTCTTTTCCCGATGACGGACTCGACGGGCAGGCCGCTACCCTACAGCGTTGTCACGCTCTACCCCACCCAGCCCGCGTCGAACGGAAGCTGGCTAACCAGCCTCGACCCCACAAGCCTTCCCCTCGGCACAAACTCGCAGGTCATCTTCTCCAACGTCACCCCGGGAATTGTTTACGTCGGCGCTTTCGCCGGGCCAACCATCGTCACGACGAACCTATTCCTTTTCCCGGCCACGAACGGGATGGTTAGCGCGCTGACGTGCCTGATTGCGCCAACGAACTCCGCGGGGCCGAACAACACCGCGTATTCGATCACGGCAGTCAATGCGCTGATTGCTGGCATAACAAACCAGGCCGCCACCATTGCAGGCCTGGCGGCAGCCGGAGCGACGAATCTGGCGAATCTGGCGGCGATGGGGGTGTGGACGGACCAGGTGGGGACGAACTACGGGAATTGGGCCTACTTGACGAACCAGCTCATTTTCCAGGGGCAATTAGCGGGTGGTGAGGATCTGGCGGCCATTGGCTCGGATGCGAATGGGAACCTGGATTTCTTTCCGGGGATCGGGTTCGGGGATGGTGGGGGGCAGGTGAATTTCTACATCGCTGGCGGGCAGCTCAATCTGATCGGGGGCTTTGGACTCAGCACTTTCATCGACCAGGCACCCAACCAGAATGTGGTACTGGAGCCGGGGGTGACGTCTTCCATGCTGATCATCGGGAACGGCTCGGCGACGAGCACGAATCTGGCGATCTACGCCTCGGGGATGATGACGAGCAAGGCGACGATCGCCTCCTCGAACGCGGTAATTGGGGCGGTTTATTCGACGAATTTCACCGGCAACGGCGCCGGGCTGACGAACCTGAACCTGACTGCGGTGATCGCTAGCGCGACGAACGCTTTCAACATCTCCACCAATTTCATCACGGGGGATTCGATGCGCGTGCTGGACCGTGGGATCGATTTCTACGGCGTGAATCGATTCAATTGGTCCAACACCATCGGGGTTCTGGCCACCAACGGCCCCCTCACGCTCTGGTTCTGGGGTAATGGGTGGGTGCGCGACAGCATTTACATTTCGGCCGTGACGAACATGGCGAAAAGCAAGCCGTTGATCGGGTATGGCGGCTTCCTCACGTTCAAGCTGGGGAGCCAAAACGCGCTGAGGTATTTCAATTACTGGAACTCGCCCAACTACGACCTCAACGCGACGATTGTGGATTTCGGCGTCCCGAACACCACCGACCCCCAGCTCACCAATTGGCTGGCGTACGCCACCCTCACCAACAACAGCATCTTCTCCCCCATCCCGTCCGACAACACGGGGATGTCGGCGCTGACAGGAAATGGCAACCTGACCGCCAACGTTGCGCGGATCTGCTACCTCAAAAACCCGTCTGGCAACACGTTCTATGTTGACGTGCGCACCAACGACGCGGTGGCGTCGACGGTGGGCTGGACGAACATTGATGGAACATGGACCACGGTGGCGACGCTCAACTCGTATAATGCCACATGGGCCGGGGCTACTTACTCTTGGACGAATCCCCTTGGAGTGGCCCCGACTCAGGTCCGCGTCCGCTGCGGAGCGGTCCAACAGTTTACGCCCGTGGTGGACATGGGCCTTTGGAACAACACGATCTCCAACGGCATCCTGCTGGGTGAGTTTGCCCAGGAAGGCGGCCCGAACCTCACGCAATGGACGAACGCCACCCTGGCCGCGAAGAGCGGGCCGATCTGGGCGGCGGAGGCTCCGAACATGGTGGTCTTCACTGGTGGTTTCGACGACGCCACCGGAAGCCCGATCTTCAATCTCACGAACATCCTTTCGATTCTGCGGACCGGGTTCCCCGGGGCTGACATCGTGGACTCGGCGCCGCACAACGACGTTTACCCGCCGCTCACCTTCAACACGGAAGCGGCTTGGTGCTACAGCAACGGGGTGGCGTTTTTCAACGGCACCACCGCCACCCTGGACGCCTGGGGCAGCATCCAGAACGCGGTCAACCTCGGACTGGTGGACAGCGTGGGGTCCGGGCATTTGCTGGGGCAGGGCTACGTCTACTTCGGGGAGATGATCGGGGCGTGGTTCGGTTTTTATAAGCAGTACCGCCAGCCGTTCGCCACTACCAGCTACTCCGGAACATTCACCGGCAACGGCGCCGGGCTGACCAATTTCACCAAGTGGTGTGAAGGCGGCATCCTGGATGACTCTGTGATCACCTCAGCCTCGACCATCTACGCCTCGGTCGCCCGCGGTACCTACCGAAACGCCCAGGGCAACGCCAATTACACCTATGCCCAGGTGACCGGCGGGCAAACCGGCTACTGCCCTTCCAACGTGGTCATCAACTGCTTCTTCGGCCTCGGCTCGGGAACCAACGTCGTCTTTACGCTCTATACCAACGGCGTCTCCGTCGGCACCTGGGGATACAACACGCCCGCCGTGAACACCAATTGGACCATCCCCTACTGCCCCCTGACCAACGGCTCCAACTGGTATTGGAGCGTCACCCCCAACGCCGCCATGCCCGCCTACACCCACTTCGACTGGACCATTAAAGGGTCCGCCTACTGATCATGCCACCTGAACACCAACCGAGCAACCAGGAGCTCCTGACCGCAATCGAGCTCTCTGGGGACGGGCAGGGCCGTGGCCTTGAACGCAGCGCAGCCATCGTTGGGGCGGTCGTGGCGCTCATTGGTCTAGTGGTGCTGGCTGGCTCTGGCTGGGTCGCCTACGGGGCCTTGGAGGAGCGCGCGAAAGGGACGGACAAGCGGCTCGAAAAGGTTGAGGCGTGGAAGGACACTCAGGTTGAGAAAATCAACGGGGAGATACTCACGGGGCTGGCCGACATGAAGGCCGAACTCCGGGCGCTCAAGGATCAGAACCGAATTGCGGCCGAGCAGATGAAGGAGTTGCAGAACCAGATCCGGGAGGTCAACTCCCGGGTGCGCTGACCATTTCATTGACGCCAACAAAATGGTGGGCCCCTTGCGCGCTCCCGCACGGTCCCCTTGACAACGCGCCGCCCGTGAGCTAAGGTCCGGTCATGCGTTCATACCGCATTCACCTTCTACATCGTCCCCGTCGTGGTGCCGCGCGTCTCTCGCGTGGGTATGACGCCACGGCGGGGCACCTCTCACATTGACCGAACCAATCCACCCAATCCACATCCTAAGCCTCGGGGCCGGGGTCCAGTCCTCGACAATGGCCCTCATGGCCGCGGCGGGCGAGATCACCCCGATGCCTGCCGCTGCGATCTTCGCGGACACCCAGGCCGAACCGGCGAGCGTTTACCGCTGGCTTGACTGGTTGGAAACGCAACTGCCATTCCCGGTGCATCGGGTGACGGCGGGAAGCCTCGAACGGGAAGCGGTCACATTCCGAACATCCAAGAGCGGAAAGGTGTACACCAAAACGAATATTCCTTGGTTTACGCTGTCGAAGGACAACCAGATCGGAACCATCCAAATGCGTCAATGCACGCAAGATTATAAGCTGGAACCGATCCGAAAGGCGGTGAGGCAATTGGCTGGCATCACGCGCGGTCAGAAGTCAGTCGGCGTCATCCAATGGATCGGGATTAGCTTGGATGAGATCTACCGCATGAAGGAAAGCCGCGAGCCTTGGCAGACCAACCGATGGCCGCTTGTGGATCTGCGGATGAACCGTGTTGACTGCCTGCGGTGGATGGAGGCCAAGGGGTTCCCGAAGCCGCCCCGGAGTGCCTGTGTGTTCTGCCCGTTCCATAACGACGCGGAGTGGCAACGGTTGAAACGCGACGAACCAGAGGAGTTCGAGCGAGCGGTTGCGTTCGAGCGAGCGGTTAAGGAGACCAAAGGAAAGATGGTGAATATTAACGCCACGCTTTTCCTTCACCGCTCCTGCGTTCCCCTCGATCAAGTGGACCTCTCGACCGAGGAAGAACGCGGCCAGACCAGCATGTTCGACAACGGGTTCAACAACGAATGCGAGGGCATGTGTGGCGTGTGACCCCTTGACGCCCGCTCACCGAAGGCGTAGGGTTGGCCTGCACGGGTGCAGGTCCCAAGGGACGGGGCTGGGCCGGGCGGTGCGGCTGAACAGCGCTGACGCCGCCCGGCTCCAATTTAGGCCACTGACTGAACGCAACTGACGCATGGCAAAACCAACCGGCATCGAGGCGCAGGTCTGCAAGGACATCGCGGCCCGGCAGAAGAAGGGGATCGCCAAGTACGGCGTCACCGTGTTGGCCAACCCGGCAGACCTCCGCGAGTGGCTGCAACACGCCTACAAGGAATGCCTCGACCAAGCGGTGTACCTGCGGCGGGCAATCGAGGAGGTCGACCTCCACAACCCCTGATTTATGGACGACACACTTCTGACCCTGGTTGGCTCGGTGGTCCCTCCCCGGTGGCGCGGAACGGCGCTCGCGCTCGCCGCCGCGTCCCCCTACATCGTGCGCGGACTCCACGCGCTCTACTGCGGCAAGGGCCTGCGCGGCGTCATGGCGGGCATCTGGCTTGGAACGAACCAACCGAACAACTCGCCGCCGCCAATGCCGCCCAGTCCGACCTTTCCGCCCCGGGCTGAATCGAGCTACCCGGTTCCGCCGGCCGATGCGCAGCTGTCCACGCCTGCCGTGGTGCGCCCAATCATGCCATTCCAAGGATTCCAGGATCTGCTCGCGGCTCAAGACGCCAAGGATCGGGCGGTTATCGACGCCTCCACCCCTCTCGGCGCGTCCACGGCGGACGCGCCAGTTGTCAGGGATTCATTGACAACTCCCCAGCCGGAAACAAAAACCCAGTAACCCCATGAAAAACACCCCGTCACCGAACCAACTCCCGCGCGTCTTCCCTGACGCCCCGCTCCTTCTGCCATCCTTAATTTTCGCCGCGGCATCCATGATCCTTGAGGTCGCTTGCTTGATCGCGATCACCGGCTGCGCTGGCATGACCACCCAGCAGAAGGAGATCGCCGCCATTCAATCGGCGCAAATCGTCGGCGACATGGCCGCAATGGAGTGCATCTCCCAGGGCGACACCAACCGCGTCCCGGCCATTCAGCGGGCCAGCGCGGCATTCGACGCCGATTGTCAGGCCACCATCGCAGCGATCAACGCGGGGAGCGTCACCAATTGGTCACTGGTGCTGTCCAACACCCTGCGGCTGCAACAGGGCATCCAGGCCGCCATTGCCGCCCCGTGAACCTCCCCGCCGTCCTCCTGGCCGCCTCGCTGGCGCTACCGGCTGCCGGGCAGACCAATCTACCGCCCGCCGCGCCTCCGACGCCGCAACCGGCCAGCCAGGCCGCCCTGGGGGCTAATTGGATGGCGGTCCCTTTCCTCACCTACTCGACGGGAAGCGCGAACCACTACGGCGGCGGGCTGGCGATCATCTCCGAGATCACGCCAACCGTGGCAACCGGCCTGCGGCTGGACTATCTCGACGGGTCGGTGTGGATGCCGTCCATGTCGTTACAGCTCCAGACACCCGTCCCGATTGGCCGGCTAACGCTGGTGCCGTTCGCATTCTCTGGGGCGGCCACTCCGCTTTCTGGGTCGTCGGCTGGCGCTGCGGTCGGCATCGTCGGGGCCGGTCTGGCTGCCCGGGTCGCGGACTGGAGCGGCGTGGGTCTGGACGTGGTGGCGGATCTCGAGCATTGGACCAGTGTCGGCGGGACGCAGGCTAGGTTCGGCTTGGTCGTGAGATTCTAATGCCCTTCCATTCCCGCCCCGATCTTCTGGTCCGCACACAGGACGGCCGCAACGTCATCCTACAGGAGCCGCTGGAGTTCGTTCGGGCATCTGACATGCGGCGCTTCCGCGCGCCCGTGGGGACCACCAGCGACGGGGCTAGCACACCCGCCGCGCTCTGGCCGACGATCCCGCCGTTCGGGGCCTACTGGCGGGCGGCCGTGCTGCATGATGCGGCCTATCGCGGCGCACTCGACACCTCCGACGATGGCCTGCTGTGGCGCCCGGCCTTCCTCGCGAAGGACGAATGCGATGCACTGTTCTTCGAGGCAATGGAGTGCCTCGGGGTGACGCTGGTTGAGGCGCAGACCATCTACCAGGGTGTGCATCTCATGGGCGGCGGCGCGTTCGACGCAGACCGCGCCAGCTAATTTCCCCGCCCGTTGCGGGGGATGTGAGGGTGTTCGGCCCCACGGCGGAGTAATCCACCGTGGGGCTTGCGGCTACTACCACGACCGCGACCGCGACCCCGACCACGACTGCGACCCCGACCACGACTGCGACCCCAACCACGACTGCGACCCCAACCACGACCGCGACCCCAACCACGACCGCGACCCCGACCGCGACCACGACCGCGACCCCAACCACGACCCCGACGCCGACCCCGACCCCGACGCCGACCCCGACGCCGACCCCGACCCCGACGCCGACCCCGACCGCGACCACGACCATCCCGCGAATGCAAGGGCGGCGGTCACTTCTGTGTGAGGTTGAGGGCGTCGATCCGCACGGCGTCCACCAGGCTGCCGCGCCCGATGATGACCTGCTTTCCGGCGGGGAACGGCTCGACCTCCGCGAACGCCGATGTGGCGACGGCCTGAGCAAACCTCCCGTCGTCAGGTATCCACGCGGCGTCTTCGAGCACCAGCTCCTGCGGGGTCACCTTGACCAGCCTCCCCTGATGGTGGTGCGTCACCGTGCGAAGGAAGTAGGGCTTTCCGATCTCCCAATGGCTGTCATCCTGAGCTTTGTCCTGAGCTTTGAGTTGAAACAGAGCCGCGATCTGCCGCGCCTCTCCGACTGTGAGTTTTTCGATATCCACTTTATTTCCTTTGTTTGCCCCCTGGCTGAATACCAAGGGGAAATCGTTCGGCCCCACGGCGGAGTAATCCACCGTGGGGCTTGCGGCTACTACCACGACCGCGACCGCGACCCCGACCGCGACCACGACCGCGACCCCGACCGCGACCACGACCACGACCCCGACCCCGACCGCGACCCCGACCACGACCACGACCACGACCGCGACCCCGACCGCGACCGCGACCACGACCCCAACCACGACCGCGACCCCGACCCCGACCACGACCGCGACCGCGACCATCCCGCGAATGCAAGGGCGGCGTTCACTTTTGTGTGACCGCGCGTTTGACTTCAAGCCGGTCGAGTTCCACCAGCTCGGAATCGGTAATGGTGTCCTCCACCTCTCTCTTGACCAGAGCGAGGAATCGGCGCTCGTTCTTCGTCCGGCGCTTCCGGGGCGCGGCGACCTTTCGCTTCTTCGCCTTCGCGGCCAGGGCGGCGCGCGCGATGCGATCCGCCGCCTGATTCAATAGACCGGCGAGGCCTGTTAATCCAGACGCGGTTCGCCTGATCGCTTCGTCGCGCAACACCTGCACCAGTTCCTTGTCGCTCATGCTCATTTCCATTCCTCCTCGCAGATCTGCTCGTCGATGTAAGCGAGGCGTCGCGCGGCCTCCATTTCAGCGGCGTAGCGCAGCGCCTTGAGCGCCAGAATCCTTGTGGAGTATAGCCAGATCGGATGTTTCATTGTAGTGTGGTCGGCGCACCCAATCGCGTGCTCAGTGCTGCTGGAGCACGCCTTATGAATGCCGTGGGTGACGTATGGATGCCACCCTGTGCTCAGTGTGCCGCGTGGTGCTTTGGCGCTCGGCGGCGCAACGTCCGGCTTCACCGGGTCGGTCCATCGCAACGCGGACCTGACAAGGGCAGCCTCGTTCAGTTCCTCAATGTGATCCCGCACCCATTGGGGCAGGCGGGCGATCCGTTCCTCGATTGGTTTTTGCTGTTTCATAGGGGTTTCATGGGTTAATCCGTCAGTGCGAACTTATTGCTTTGCTCGCCGCGATCAAACCGACCACCGCAGGCGAGTTGTCCGCGTCAACTCATCGATCAACACATCGGCTTGCCTCACCGCCCATATGGCGCGGTTCTGCTCTGCCGTTCGGATAAGGCGGTGTGGAATGGTCGTTTTGGTGGCTTTGTCGTAGATACAAGCATAGCGCGTCTCGCAGCCTATTTCATTGACGTAGGTAGCAGCTTCTTCTCCGCGCGCAATAGCGCCCTGCAGGCACGCGGTTGCGATCTGTGTCCGTATCATCTCCTCGCTGAATAGTAATGGTGTCTCTCGCATGTTAGCCCTTCGGGATCGGAAACCATCCGATTGGATTGATCGCCCGCCGGTCAAGGTCCATATCCCACAGACGGCCACAAAACCACCGACACCGGCTGGGGTATTCGGAGTTCGACTCGCGCACCAGGAATGTGCCATCCTTGGGAACGGTATCCATCGGACGCCAGCGCAGCGCGTCGGACCCGGCCTCGTCCTGGATTTCTTCGGATGTTCTCATGTGTTATTGGCAGGCAGCAACCCCATCGCCGCCGTCAAAGGTGAAGTAGGCAATTCGCAGATCAAAAGTTTCGCTCGTCGGCTTGGGAACGTGCAGCACGAATCCCGGCAGTTCGGTCGCGCGCATGAAGTTGGCCGACGCGACGAACGCCATCCCACAGATCGTCACAGTGTTGGATGACGCCTCGCACCGCGCGCCGTGGCAGGCTCCACAGGGGTGCACAGCCTCACAACAGGGGCATTTGTGCTCGCCGGACCCGTCGCACATTCCGCAGGGGTGTGTTGCGCCCACAACCTCACTTAGCTTGAGGTTATCGACGCGCGTGTATCCCCGGTCCGCGTGCCGGTCCGTGTGCGACGGAAACAGCCCGTCATACGCGGCAGCGGTCTCGGCGTCTTTCTCTGGGACGCCATCGACCGCTGCCGCTCGAACCATTATGCGGCCGTCAGTCGCGTAACTACGGTCCCCAAAAGTGAATGCTTTGTATCCCCTCAGACCGCCCGCGAACCGCTCCAACTCTTCCTTTGTCATCTTCATTTCGTCTCCTTTCGCCACTCGTTGATCCTCTCCAAATACTGCTCGAAATTCCAAACCACGGCGTAACGGTGTCCCAGCTTCTGTGCTGCCGCGCCGAACGCCTGCTGCTTCTCTGTGAGCTTGCCGCCGCGGGCCTTGCACTCGATCCAGTAGGTCTGCCCGCCGTCAGCGACAATGCCAAAATCCGGAACCCCGCAGGCCGTGGTGCTGGCCATGTCCATTCGGGAATGCACCGCCAGCCATCCCCGGCGCCGGATGTCGTCCATGATCTGCCCGTGCAACTCACTCTCGCGTTCCACTGCGTCAGACGGTGCAGTCTGGCCTGTGGATGCTCGGTTGCGGGCTCGGTGGCGAGCCTCGAGTACAGCCACCCATTCGGAGGTGAACCTCACTTGGCACCCCCTTCCCTATTCGCCCGCCTCCAATTGGGATTGAGGATGACCAGAACCTTGTCGGCGTTGATCAGCAGTTCGTCGGCAATAGCTTTAGCGGGGTCTCCTGGACCCGCGGCGCCGCTATTGCACGCCACATTCAATCCCTCCTGAATAATCGGAACCAACGCGGCAACCTGCGCCAGCTCATCGTCCGGATACTCGATCCCGTTGACTTCCCAAACCGTCTTTTGTGTTTTCTTGATCATATAGTCATTTCGTTACTTCACCACTTCGTTAGTGATAACTGTCGTCCGCTTCAAGATGCGGGAATGTCCTTTGCGGAAGTTGCTGGCGATTGTTCTGGCGGAGTCCGCGTCCAACTCCTCGGACACGAAGACCCAATCGCCACCCTTCGCTTTCCGCCACTCGACGATGTAAGACTCCCTCTTGGTCGTTAGCGAGAATGGTTCGCTCACTTGGCACCACCCTTCAGCTTGTGCGCCGGGCAGTAATGCCGACCGTCTGCCGTCGCGGTCCAGCCGTTGACCTGCAACTTCCGGTCAACGCATCGCGGGTAATCTGACTCGTTGTAATCGGACATTGTCCACGTCTTGCATTGGATGCTCGCGGCCTTGCATCTGGTGTTCGCATCACCGACCATCTCCTTGTGATCGCAGGTGCTCTCAACCAAGATCGAGTGACTCACTGCGAACCTCCCGCTTCCGCGATCTTCGCGTCAAGCGCGGCCAGCTCGGCGGCGAGTTCAGCCCGGCGCGCCTGGGGTGAACTTTTGATAATCCTGGACTCAACTTCCGCAATCGCATTCTGAGCGGCCAGCGCTGGCGAGCTTCCGGACTCCGTAACCATGGACCACTCCGGTCCGCACTTGTCAACGCATGCGATGTATGAGTGTTGGTCGGACTCCAAATGGCTCCCCTTCGGAAAGCGCCTTGCCCAGATGCTCACCGGGCATCCCGGGAAGCGGCCTGAAAGCGCGTCCAGCGCCGCGTTGATCTCGTCACCGTTTACCGTCAGTCTCTCGTTGCTCATGTTGTTTTCTGTGTTATTCCGTCCAAAGGTTAAGGGCTTTCAAAAGGGCCTCGCACCGCTGATCACCAAAGCGCGCAGGTGCTTTTGTGTAATCACGGCGTCATGTCCCCCGTTGCGCGCGCGTAATCGCTTTCAAGCTCCGGTTGGGCCATCGGCGCGGGCGGCGGTGTGCGCCAGTCTCTCGGCTCCCCGCCGTTCATTTTGACCAAGGTCTCCCATGCGGCATCCATCTCGGAGGTGAACACGCGAAGCGCGGATTGCATCTTCTGCGCGATATCGTCGTCGCGCCCAACCTTGATGCACAGCGGCGGCATGCGTCGGCGGTACGAGAAAAACCACCAGAACGGCGCGCCCGTAACCAGCATCGAAAAATGAACCTGCAACCGATACTCGGGTGGAAGCTCGCCATCCAGCAGGTAGCGGAGGTGCGTCTGGGGGAGAGGGCACTTGACCTCCACGCCGCCAACAATGTCGCCGTCGTCCCCCATGATGACGCCATCCGGCGAGCACCCGGCCCGCCCGTCGTCGGTGGAAATGAACCCAACGGCTTGGACCGCGACCCCGGTTTCCAAGGCGAACCCCCGGCGGGCTTCGGATTCAAGTATTCGGCCTTGGTCCATGTCCCATGTGTTCGCCCCGGGCAGTGGACCGCCCCACCGCTCGGCCAGCTTCTCGGCTAGATAGGACTGGAAGCCCTTACCCTCGACCGCTTTCAGCTTGCCCGGGGTAATGATGCGATCCGCCTCGCTCGCAGTGACGACACCACACCTCAAATTGAACCAGTCCAGCGATCCCTGCTCGTACTCGTTGTTGATCTTCACCGGCCAGCCTCCTTCCGGCGAAGCTGATCGAGCACCCGATCAAGGTTAGCCGCAGGGATGCTGGAGAATGATTCCGCGCCAGCGAACGCCAGAAACTTCTGCACGTCCGCGCCAGCGCTCGTAACGCGGGTCTCGAGGTCCATCGCCTGCTCCTCGGTGATGCTCTTGCCGTTTCCGACGATGGCCGCATCCTCCTCGTTGCCGGGGCGGCGCATGATGCCAAGGGCGTCGCACAGCGCCTCGCGTTGCGCCTTCGTGGCCGATCCGATGTCGGCATCCGAGGGGCTGTCACCGGCCCCGATTCGCACTGTGCATTCGCTGGTCCGCTCGTGGCCTCCCCGGTGAATCAGTGTGCAGACCCCCGTTACGCGGTCCAGCGCCGGGCGCGTGGTGGTGAGTGAGATCGAGAATCCAAAGCGGGTCAAGAATGGCTTGGCCTGCCGCATGATGTCCTCCGTTGGCGCGTAGCGGAACTTCACCCCGCCGCTTTTCAGCGGCACGATCTTGGACGCGACCACCTCGGGCATCTGCGCTTGCATCTGCGCGAAGTCGGCCGCGAATTGCCGCTTTGCCTCGCGGTCCTCCTGCCGCTCCATGAGTGCGGCGAGGCGCTCGACCACCCCAGCCGTCTCTGGGGTGATCTCCCGCTGGACAGCGACGGATAGCATCTCCGCAATCGTCGGCTGGCGGGCCGGGACGGCCACCGGCATGGCGTCAACGCGGGCAAGTTCGCCGCTCATGCTATCACTCACGCGGCACCTCCAACGCCGCGAAGTGCGCGGACTTGCTCCGGTAGGTCACCGGACGGGCGTTCGTCGTTGCGCGCTCGTAGGCCCCGCACCTCATCCGGCAGGCCGCACCACAGAACTCGGCGGTTGCGATGGCGGCGGAGAATCCACCACCACACCAGCGGCACACGCACTGGTGCTTTCTCTCACGGCTGACTTTTACTTTCTTGATCATACGGTTGTAATTTACGGGTTATCGGCGAATTGTCAATAGGTCTCTTCTGAGTTATTTGAGGCTCATATCCAAGCGCCGCAGTTCGGCTGCAACTCGATGTTACCGTTGGTTCTCGAGGGACTTCAGCCACTTCACAGCCCACGTCCCAAGCACGCCATGCCAGTAGGAGTATCGTCTCAGGTGCTTCGACTTGGACTTGCGCCCACCACCGCGCATAGATGCGTTGGTTGCGTTCTGTAACGCCGCATCGCTCTTGAGCGAGTGTCTGGCGTGGGAGGTCACTTGACGTCCTCCATGTCGTCCAGCGCCATCTTGCATCGCGGGTCTGTGGATTCATTTAGTGCGGACCTGGCGATCCGCAACTGATCGCACTTGATGCGGGCGTCCTCGATGATGCCAGCGACTTTGCCCACCACCTCGGCGCGATCCGCGCTCGCATCCCGCCGCGCTTTCTTCTCTCGGAGTCTCATCGCCAGCCACATGCGCCACGCGGCCATCTCCGCAATGGTCCATTCGCGCTCGGACAGACTCCCGGGAATGCGGCGCTTGATGTCCCGCCAACTCTTTTGGAACTCTGCTCTTTCAGTCTTGGTTATTGGCATACCGTCTCTTTGGTTTTGATGTGGGTATCGGGGTTGTTGGTGTTTCGTCGTCCTGCACTTTTGCCGAATTGCGAAACAGTGTGAACTCGGCAAAGAAAGTCAGCGGCACGGAGAATCCGCGCCCGCCGTCCCTCTGCTTTGAAATCAGCAGGTCAACCTCGCGGACCGGGGCCGGTGATGTCGCCTTTTCGTCCACGCTCCGCTCTTTCAGGATCCATACGTTGTCCGGGTGCTGTGTGAGCGTCCGGGACTCGCGGAGTTTCCCGTCGTCGTTCAGCTGGCTCATGCTTATAACGTGGATGCCAAGCTCTTGGGCAAGGTTTTTGAGGCCGAGGCAGACGGCGGCAACCTCTTGCTCCCGGTTAGCGCCCTTGGCGGCCCCAGACTCCACGAGTTGCACGTAATCCACGATGACAAGCCGAATGCCATGCTGCGCCCAGAGCCGCCTGGCCTTCGCGCGCACCTGCGATATCGTCAACTGTCGGGAAATGACGTGCAGCTTGCTTTTGGCAACGGTGGTGGTGGCAACCCGGAGATCGGTCATCGTCTGCCCGACGGCCTCGCTCATTCGGCGGAGATTCAGCCGCGCGCGGCTGGCCAACAGCCGCTCGACAAGTCGAGCGGCTGTCATCTCGAAGGAAAAAACAGCCACAGGCAAGCCTTGGGTGATGGCCACCGCGTCAGCAATGTTCATCGCTAGCGACGTTTTGCCCACGCTGGGATAAGCGGCGATTATGGTCAATTCCCCGGGGGCCAGGCCGCCCGTGGCGCGGTCCAAATCGGTCAGGCCGGTGGAGAGGCCTATCAGCCCATCGCCTCGCGCCCAGCGGGCCTCTATGCTGTTTATCGCCTCGCGCACCAGCGAGGCGATCCCAGCGTCCTCGCCGTCCCGGGTGCCCGCAGCCCGAACCGCCATGACCGCCTGCTCGATCCGGTCGAGCGTCCCGTCCCAGTCTTCGCCCGTGGCGGGCTCGTAAAGCGCCTGGGTGCCCTCTACAAGCGCCCGGAGCATCTGGCGGGCCATCCATGCCCCCTTTACCGCTGGGAGGTAGTAGGGCAGGTTCAGCGCGCTTGGCGCGGCCTCATGGAGCCCGTCCACGTAGGCCGCGCCGCCAACGTCGTCCAGCACCTTGGCGGCCCGGAGGTGGTCGCAGAGTGTGATGCTGTCCACCCCGATGCGGTCGTCCCACATTTTGGCAAGCGCCGCGAAGATCGCCTGGTGGCGCAGATCGAAAAACGTCTCCGCCCCGGCCGGGAAGGCCTCGACCACCTGCCCAATGCAGGATTGCGGGTCCATCAGGCAGCACGCGAGGATTCCCCGCTCGTCGTCGGGGCAATGGGGTGGCAGGCGGTCGATCATGTTGCGAGATCCCCGCGGTATTTCGGCTTGTTGGCCTTCTCCGACCGTGCCCGGTCAAGCGTTTGGTCCCACTTCTCGAGCAGCGACTTGACCGACTTCGGGAAATATTCGGGGTCGGCGTCGCGCAGGTCAAAAAGGGCGTCAACCTCACTGAGGCACTTCGGCCGGGCGGCAACGGTGGCCAGCAGGGTATTTTCCATCGATGGCCATTCCTGGCCGTGAACCCGCTGGAACATGTCGCAGAGAGCACCACGGAGGGTCATTCCGTCTCCTCCCAGCCCTTTGGACGGCTTGCGGCCTCCAGGCGTGTAGCTGGCATCAACTTCGACTTCTGGGAATGGGGGGACATCCGCTCCAGATGGATCATGGCGGGTCACCCGATGGCCGTGTTCGGTTTCCCCCACCCCCCCTTCCGATCTTGTCTTGTCCTCTTCTTGTCCTGTCTTGTCTTGTCTTAAGGGTAAGCTTACCCTAGTGCTAGGGTAATGGTAGAGTAAGCCGGATTTCACCAACCCGTAGGAAGCCACAGCCTTGATAATTGTTCGGTGGGGGGGGCATGAAGCGGTCAGTTCCCCATACTGGAAATGAATGAACTTCGGGAGCAGTAGCTTTGCGGTCCCCTCGCCGTTGGACTCAGTTCGGTCCCCAAGCTCTTTTAGGTGTTCTGGCCCAATCTTCTGCCCGCAGTCAGCGCTTGCCAGACCGAAGTCCAACTCAACTATCCCAACCTGGTTGCATCGGTCGCAGAGGTATCCCCACAACTGCTTTGCGGGGGCCGACAGGCGTCGGAACCAAGGGTCAGACCATTTTTCGGTATCAGTGAAGCGTTTCATGCGGCATCGAAATCTCGGAAGCTCGAACGGAGCAGGAGTGCTTAAGTCCGCCACCCGCGAGGGAAGGCAACGCTCCATTCGAGCTTCGGAGATCACGATTGACAGACTCAAGCACATCGGGATTATCGCACGTTTTTCCGCGCCTGTCAATGGGGGCGTTTGACCGATGGGGGTTTACCCGCGTTGACGGTCGTCTCTGTGTTCGCGAAAGGCCCCGCCAGCGAATGCCGGTAATCCGATACCAGCCCAGAAACAACCCAGGACACGCTTCGGCGCTGCCGCTTCGCCGTTTTGCGCAGCCACTCCTTGAGCGTCGGCGTGATGCTCACGGTCATGCGGACGACCTTCTCGTGCTTGTTGGGCGCTCTCATCGCAGCATCCCCCGGTATGTCCGGCACATGCCGACGTGCTTCCGACGCCCGCAGGTGGGACAACGGCCAGCGTGGAGGATGACGGCCCATAGCGCGACGCAGGCCACCACCACGGCGACCGCGATTACGCCCGCCATCACAGCGCACCCCCAAGAGGCGACCACTGGCGCGCCATCGCCGCCGCCACTCCCGGAAAGGTCCGGCTGCGCTCCCGCCACCGCTCCGGCCCTGGGGGCATGCGGTGCACTCGGTGATCGCGGCCCGAAACAATGTCCGACGGTACCAGCAACGGAAGCCCCTGTAGCCATAGGCACGTTGCTTTCGTTTCCCCGTGCCCGAATTGCCAAGGTTGGATGATTTGGTCCGGCCTGCGGATTCGGCTCGACATGATGCTGACCGGGTTCTCGGTGCAAATGCGCGGGATTGGCGCAGCCATGAGGGTGCGCACGAAGTCCAGCGCCGCGGCCTGTTCCCCCTGCTTATCCCGGAACCATCGCGCACCGGAAACAGCCAAGTGCGTGCACGGTGGGTGAGCGATCATCAGATCCCACCCCTCCGAAAGGTGGGGCACAACATCGCCGCGAATGTGATTGCCGGTTGGCTGTTCCGACGCCAGCAAATCGCATGACCATGCGTCCCACCCGGCCGCCGCGAAGGCATCCCGAACGATGCCGGAGAACTCGCACGCAACCAAGATTCTCCGCGTCACAGCGCATCCTCCCCGATTATGACCGCGCTGTCGGCCCGCTGCGCGTCGCCGGGGGCCATCGGCACGCGATACCCAGCCCCCTCCAGCGTCTCCCGGCTCACCGTGGATCCGCACGGGTGCCCCGGAATGTCCTGGGTGAGCGTCCATAGCTCGATGCCTAACATCACCCCGCAATATGTCGCCGGGGCCATTGGTTTCGGTTTGTTCATTTTCATTTCAGTTGGGGCGGGGGAGCAATCCCCCGCCCGTTGGTGTTGTGCCACTACTGTGCTCGGCCTTGCATTGCACTGCTTGGCTGAGCCCCCGCTCTGCGGGGCGATGCGTTGCCTTTGCCGTGCTGTGCGATGCCTTGCTTTGCCTTTGCTGCGCGTTGCATTGCCGTGCGAGGCACAGCAAAGCCTTCGCTGTGCTTCGCATGGCCCGGCCACGCCATGCCGTTGCCGGGCGGTGCAGCGCGTCGCATTGCCATTGCTGTGCTAGGCGAGGCTTCGCGCTGCCATTGCTGTGCGTCGCAGCGCGGAGCTGTGCCTTCGCCCCGCGTCGCCGGGCCTCGCTTCGCTTCGCCATTGCTTGGCTGTGCATTGCATGGCCTTTGCTGTGCTTTGCCCCGCGGCGCCTGGCCATTGCTGTGCTATGCGTCGCCCTGCTGTGCTTTGCCTTCGCCCTGCCCCGCAGCGCCTCGCAGCGCGTCGCCAAGCCTTCGCCCTGCCCAGCGTCGCCTCGCCGCGCTTCGCCATTGCTTGGATCTGCACCGCGTTGCGTCGCCCGGCATCGCGCCGCTTTGCCATTGCTGTGCTGTGCTGTGCGGTGCCTTGCTCTGCCTTTGCTGCGCGTTGCAGCGCAACGCGATGCTTTGCCTTTGCTGCGCGTTGCGTCGCTCTGCCTTTGCTGGGCGCAGCAGCGCTATGCAAAGCCTTCGCCCTGCATCGCCCTGCATCGCCATTGCTTGGATGTGCACCGCGGCGCCTCGCCATTGCTGTGCTGTGCTGTGCGGTGCCTTGCTTTGCCATTGCTGAGCGGCGCGTTGCCGCGCTTTGCCATTGCTTAGATGTGCACCGCGGCGCCTCGCCATTGCTTGGATGTGCGTTGCCGCGCGCCGCTAGGCCTTCGCCCTGCGTTGCGTCGCCCTGCCGCGCGTTGCAAAGCCTTCGCCCTGCATCGCCTCGCATCGCCATTGCTACGGCAAAACCTCCACCGTAAACCGGCCCTTGCCGGAATTGCGCCACTGTCCAAGCCCGCGCAACTCGCCGTAGGCCAGCCACGCCATGACATAGGGGACCAGATCCTTCGACAGAATCGTCACCTCAACGTCAAGCGTCGTCCCGGCAGGCACCGTCTCCGACCGGCACAAGCTGACCCTCGGGCCCTGCGCGGTCTCAGCCCTCAACGGACGCTCGCAGATACCGACCTTGCCCCCGGGCGGAAGGGTGAGCGGGATGAATCTGGGGCCGACGAAGATGCACCCATCGATTTTGGTCTTGTGGGCTGGGAGCCTCTCCAACCCGTTCCGCGCGTCAGTGTCGAAGCGGTTCATCGCCCCCGCGGCATCCTTGAAAAACCCCTTGACCTGGTAGTCCCAGATTCCGATCTGGTCCCCCTGCCGGTGGAAGACCGTAGTCCCGGCCTCCTCGCGGTGTTCGGCGGTGTCCAGCTCCTCCTTGCGCCGGTCCCCGTCCGGGGCTTTGGAGGCGATGAAGTCCGCGAAAACATCCTTGTTCGCGGCCTTGGTTCCGAGCATCTCCTGGGCGAGTGTCAATCTTACTTTCAGTTTTTGCATGGTGTTGTGTTTTTGTGTTGTTGTGGGGCGGCCCTGTTACGGGCCGCCCCGTGCCCGCCGCTCTAATACGGGTAACGGCGTAGGTGTCGTCGATCCGAACGGCGGGCGTTCCCCCTCCGCCACAAGGTGGAGGGAAATTCATTTGTCGTCACTTCGCACGGCCAACCACGCGACGGCGGCCATAATCACCGCGCCGACGATCAATCCGCAGATCCAACCGGCGCAAAACTGGTCGGTCATCGCATTGCCCTCCGTAATTGTGCGGCCGTATCGCTGGCGGAAGCCCTAACATTGGCGGGAAAGGAGCAATCAGCGGCAATCCCATCCAGGAGCGTCAGCGCCCCGGCCACAGCCCAGCGAAGCCCATGCGGCCGGGATTGCCGCCGGATCGGTTTAGTGGATTCCGAACCGGCGGCAGTGTTATGAGAAGACGCACCCCGAGGTTTTCGGCCAGGAAGGCCGACGGGGGCGGGAGGAAGATTGGTTTTCATCGATTATTTGTTGTTACGGTCATCGTCAGAGTCGCGGCCAGCAGCGCAGGCAAGCCCGTATGCGAGAATCAGGCCAGAGGCGACGAATACGCCAGCGGTGAACCAGAATGCGGCGCTCATTCAGCCCCCCATGTGGCAGTTTTGAGATCGGCCAAGATCGCCATGACCGTCCACGACCCCTCCTCGACCTCAGCTACCTGCAATGCCCGCATCACCACACTAGCCTTGCCCGGATCGTCGCAGGTGCACAGGGTCACACCGTCCACGATCACGGCAACCCGAAACTCCTGAGTTGTTTTTGTCTCGATGTTCATTGCGCCCCCCCTTCCGCCCGAGCGATGGCGGCATCGACGCAGGCGATCAATTCATATGTCGGGGTGGTCGGAACCGCAGAGCCAGGGAGCTGCGCCAGCCGGTCACGGCATGACCGCAACGCCTCCAGCAACTCCGGCGCCGCCGCGAGCAACCGCGCATTGGCCATCGCCTCCGCGAGGCCGAACGGGGCAATGTCCATTGCCCCGATCTGATCGCTCCCCTGGCTGCTAATGCGGCAGACGGAGGGGTGATCGTCCCCGATGACCCACGGGCCGGGGGTGTGTTTCGATGTTTTCATTTAGTGATTTCCGATGCTGAGGCTCGTTTTTTAGCTGACACAGATCAGAGAGTCAGAGTGGCAGCCCCGGAAGCCACCAGATCCGCGCACAGGTCAATCATGCCCGCGCTCCCCACAGTCCCCGCCACCTGCTCGCCGATGCACTCCACATCGGCGCAGAAATCCTCGTAATTGGCGCTGGTGATTGGGCCGTGACTCGCCACCCATGCCGACATCTGGCCGGTGATTACGGGGTAGCGGACTTGGCCGTCATTGATCACCGTGATTTGTTGCGCGTTGTTTACGATTTCAGTGTTATTTTTCATTTTCGTCTTTCTTCGGCTCGGCTTACTGGGCCGCGCTCACGCGGCCACCTCGTAGACCTCGGCGCTGCACGTCACCTGCCCGTCGTCGGTCTCGTCGAGACCAGCCAGCGGCAGCTTGCCTGGTTGAGATGACCCACCAGACACCAAGCCTGATGCCTGAAGGTGGGCTTGCCACCCTCGACACTCCGGCTGACGTTCCACGCCGCGAAGAATGGCACGTCGCCGTTTTCCTGGCCGTCCACCGGCGCGAACACGCCACGCTGCACGGCATCCGCCGCCGTGCGGGCGAGTTGCGCGAGAATCGGCGCGCTTGGCACGCCGAAGATTGCTGCCGCCTTGTGCTCGGCTACCTGCGCGAGCACGCCGGACACGACGGCAATCACGTCGCCGTTGTCGCGGATGTCCACCGCGCCGAGCGCCTTGCCCGGCTCGATGGCCACGAGCTCAAAACCCATCGCGGAGGCATCCGCGATTTGCTCGGCTGTTGGCTGGTGCCGAGAAAACCAGATCGATGTTTTCATTTAGCGATTTCCACTGCTGAGGCTATCAAGCGCGCCCCATGCGCTGCCCGTGAGGAAGCGGGCTTTGTTTTCCTCCTTTGCCGCCTGCGCGGCTTGCTCGGCGCGTGTGCGCCGTTCAAAATCTTCATCGCGCTCGCGCGATTCGCGAACGGCGCGCAACTGCGCGGCCTTGGCCTGCGCGGTTTCGATGCGCTCCAAGAGCCTGAGCGCATCGGCATGGTAGCTCGACCGCCCGCCATTACGCGCCGACCGGGCGCGCCAAGAGCGGGAATTTATTGCCCGCCAGTTCCGGCGGATTCGGGCGATGTCCCGCAACCGTGATTCTTCGGCGGTTGCGTCCATCGCCAGCTTGATGTCCTCTGCCCGCAGACCAGCGGCCAAAAGCTCAGCCTCTTTCGCGGCCTTAATTTCCCGCGCTTTGGACTCGCGGACGGCTTGCGCCGCCTCTTCGGTCGCGGTTTGCCACGCGGCACAAGCCGCCGATATTTCAGGCGCGTCGCCGGGCGTATCGGCGAGTATGGTCGCCGCCCACGGCTCCCAAACCCACGACTCGCCGGAGTCGTAGTCCCCTCCGGCAAGACCCCCGAAGGAATCCTCGTGGCTGACGTAGGCACCCTGCCACGTCACCATTGTGCCGCAGACAACCCCGGCCTTCGCCGCGAAATCCTTGACCGATGTTTGCCGACGGGCGACAAGGGCCTCCGCCGCCTGCTTGGCTTGGTCTTGGGCCTGCCAGCCCAGCCAGCCGGTGATGGCTTGTCGGACTTCAGCCTCTGTGATCGGAGCCTGTCGGCCAGTCAACCGCAACGCGGGCTCGTCTCCGCAGAGGTAGCCACCCCACACCACTTCCGCTGTCGTCGGCAGCACGCCCGCCGCCGCGAGCATCCCGTTGAGGCGGACGGCCTCAGCCCGGCCCGCCGCTTCCGCCGCCTCAGCGGCAACGGCTGCCGATGTCTCCGATGCTGTCACCAGCCGGAGATACACTGTTTCCCGGCTGTCCTGATCGTAGGGGTTCCCCTCGCCTCGGCACTCCACGACCGTTGCCGACTCGGTCAATTCGACCGGCGGCTGGCCGTCTCGGAACCAGCCCGCTGGCGCGGTCTGGCCCGCAGAGAGGAATCGCTCTCTGCCCCGGTTGTCGTAAACTCGTATTTTCATCTGCTCCGCTCCGCTCAAATAGCGCCCCGGCCCATTCCCCGCGCGATGGACCTTGCATTGCTGTTCCCCTGCCGGGTCATCGCATCGCACAGGACAGCTTGCGCCGCCGCGTGCAAGCTTGACGGGGCTTCCCAGCCGAACCCGGGCTTGCCGTATGGCACGCCATTGTGCCGGGCTCCCAGAGCGACCAGTGTTTCTTTGTCCTGGCGCGTCAAGAGCGAGGGCATCTTCAGGCTCACCCATTGTTCGTTTTCGTTCATTTTTCGTTTTCGGCTCGGGTTACTGGCCCTCGCTCTATCTACCTACACATTACCAGCACCCAGGAACATCTGCAAGTTATTTCGCGATTATTTTGCAGAAATCTTGCGATTCCTGGGCCAGGCCTCCCCGCGGGCCGCGCTTGGTTTTGCGATGCTTTTCCCAGCGGGCTTGCACCGCCGCCCGCGCTTGCGCGGACGTGCGGGCTTTGGCGCCGCCCGTCCCGGCCTTATTCATGCGCGGGCACATGCTGAGATTGCATCGGACAGGGTGTTGGTCTGCGCGACGCGATAACTGCCCGTGTAGCTCTTCGCGGAGTCGTCCCAGTTGTTGCCGTTCACCACATATTTCCTCGCACACCCCGTCCCGTAGTGAATAGAAAACGCGGTGCCGCCCACCGAGAAATTGACCGCCTCGTCTGATACTTCCAGCGCTTCGCCACCCATTGTTTCGATCTGCTTTTCCTGTTGTTCCGTGAGTTTCATGTTCGTCTTTCTTCGGCTCGGCTTACTGGGCCGCGCTCACACAATTTCGCGGGCCGCATCAATCAGTTTGTCGAGCAGGATCAGCTCGTCCTCTTTTTCGGCGGTCAGATAGTCCGTGATGTCCTCGCCCTGATAGGCGTTTTCCAGCGTCACCAAATCGCCGAAGTGTATTTCAGCGATTCGATCGCCACATTCGGCGATCTCCATCAGGTGGGCGGCGAGGTCGTCATCACCGACCGTGCCGATATCCACCGAGTCACACCCTTCTGCGGACTCAATGTCTCGCATCGCCTGATCCGAGTGCAGGCAGCGGATGCTGCCGTGGTCGATGATTTCGCGGCTTTCGACTAGGTTCGAGATGTTGCGGATGAGTTCGTTTATTTTCATTTTTATCTGTGTTGTTTTCTGCGTTGCTTCGTTTTACCTGCCACCAATTTACCATGCCCGCGGGACAATGCAAGTTATTTCGCGATAATCTCACAACTAAATCAGCACCCAGGAACAAGGAAAGTCGCCCGGCATGACCACCTTGGCACGCTTTGTGACGCGAAGTGCAGATAACACTTGCCAAATATTGCGAAAACACGCAATGTGCAGGGGTGACCGGCGAACCAATCGCGCAACAGCCACGGCACTCCCCGGGCATTCGGCGCGACAAGCCCGACAAGCCCGACAACCATTGCAAAACGCACGATTGGGAAATTTTTACCAATGAATTGCAAAATGCATGGGTCCCCTGCCAAGTTTTCAGGCCAAGCAAGTTTCCGAGG